GGTTCTCCGAGACAGCGTGCTCTTTCGATGCTCACTCTCCGCCACTGTTCTGCCGATGATGTTGCCGTTACCTGTCTTGCATTTTCCCACCATCGGTTTTCGGTAAATGCCGAGTGTTGCATCACTCTGTCAAATGTTTGTAATGGTGGTATCAGCCGTTCTTTCGGTAATCCAAAGCGTTCAAAACCCTGCATGGCAAACGCTATCGGATCGGGTAACTGTGCCGCTTCTGGCGGTCTCCACGGTTTCTTTTCTTTCTCTTCCATTGGTGTCCTCCTTGTGATTTATTATCAAGGGTGGTATGCCCTTAATCTCATGTTGAAATTGTTCTCGATTTTCGCCACAACGCAGTCCTTTTTCAGTATGCACTTAGCACATTTTTCGAGATTCCTGTAAGGTTCTCTGCCAAAACACGGTTGAAACAGTTTGTTTATGGCAGATTTCTTCATTTTCACTTCAAAAGGTATTTCAAATCCCTCTTTCAGATGAGAAATATCCGGCATATCATACTCTTCATCCAGTGTAGGCTCGGATATTTCCTTAATTTCCGCAAGCGGTATGGGATCTCCGAGCCGTTCATCCATGATAAAAAGCTGTGGTTTGGTCTCATTTTCCATCCATATTCCTCCTACGCCTCTATCAGTGTGAATACACGTTTATACACATCCTTATCAGGCAAACACCGCAATTTATTCAGTGTTGTGTTTCCAAGATAAACATTATATGTGCAATCCCCTATGGTTAATGTTCCTATGCTGCCCGGATCTTTCATTCCCACCTGTACGCTATTGCTTTTATTCAGCATCGCCCGTATGGTCTTGCACACTTCCTCATTTTCTTTTTCTGATGCAAGGCAATCAAAACACGGATTTTTATTCTTTGATGATCTCATAATATTCGCCCTCGCACTCTTTCGGAGCCATAGTTCCCCATCCGTCAGCCTTTCTCAGCTCATAATGGGTTCCTCTGTCGATGGCAAAGAGTTCTTCGCCCTTATCAATAGTCATTTCCATATTCTTCTCAATGTCATTTACGACAATATCCTGTAAGAAACGTGCTATCATGCCTCTTTCTCCTTTATCACTTCGGCAAATGCCGGATTCTCATGCAGCTTTTCAGTAGGCCATCCCATGTGATGATACAGTTTTTCCATAAATTCAAGGCACTCTGCCTTGTCATATGTCAGTAGGAAACACAGTAATTGTTCTCTGTTATACATCACTGACGGTCCGACTCCCATTTTAATGTAATCATAATCTGGGTAACGTACCTGAAACTCATTCGGTGCTGCTGCCAGTATCTCAAATTTCACTGCAGATCCGTGCGGTTCCCTTATGCAATGCCTGAATGGTATCATGTTCTATCCCTCACTCTCTTTTCCCACCGTTCGTGTTTGCGTGCCATCTGTTCCTCATCTACGGTCAATGAAAGTTCTCCGGCACACTGTACGACATCCGTGTACTCTTCTCTGATATTTGCAATAGCATCTTTCTCTGTTACAGGTGTCGGATTCTCTTTTCGTATGATCCTTGCCATTTTGAGTGCTGCCTTTGCAAGTTCGGTACATTCCTCTGCAAGCTGTTCCAACATTGCAGCTTCGCCAATTTCTTCAATAATTTTCATTATCTCTCCCTCTTTGTGATAACTTTAAGTCTATCCAGTGGATATGTCTCCACTTTGCCATCTTCCAGAATGACAACCGCTTTTGTGCCAAGCAGGCTCGTGATTGTATCTATCCATGTTCCTTTTCTATTCTCACAGTGAGTACAATCTGGTATCTCATTGCACATATCAGCAATATCGTTACAGAATTTGCACTCTGCATAGCTTCTTGTGATTTCTACCGGTCTATCCATGCCCTACACCTCATACTAATAATTGCTCAATGCTTATTTCTCCGCATTTCTTACACCCACATTTGCATACCTCACACTTAAATCCGCCGTAATCATGTACCGTCCAGAGGACTTCCAGCACTTCCCACTCATGCTTGCACGGAAGAAAATACGATACCAAAATCTTGTCGAATAACCTTTTATACCACGGTTCCTTGTGCCAAGACCTCTTTTTATTTTCCGGGGAATTTTTGGAATTGCTGTTTTCATTGCTCATCCGGTTTTACCTCCTATGAGGCGTAAGCCTCCGCCGATTTTTATTTTTCGCCTGTTATCGTTTCTACGTGCAGACGTGACGGCATCCTCATTATGAGGTCATTACACATTTGATTCAGACGATGGTTTTCATCCGCAAGCGTATTTACCATGAGGTACAATCCCTCTTCTCTGGTAAGTTCTCCACACTCTATCATCTGCCATACTCGGAATACCGTTGCATTGTTTCTGATATGCGTTTCAGAGATTCCTACGGTGTATGCCTCTGTCATGCAGTCCGGTTGAACTTCCGCAGTGTGTCCTCTTTCCATTTGTCCCATGCGGTCTGTTTCTTCTCTCTGCATACTTCCGCCTCTCTCTGCTTATTCTGTGCTGCTGTTTCTTTGTTCTGTTCCATATTTCTCTCTTTCTATGCCGGTAGGCATCCGCCGATTTTGGATTTTGGGGTTTTGTAAACCTTTCACTTTCCATCTGTTATCTGGATGCCGTGTTTATACTTACATTGTAAATTGGGTGGTTTACGGTAATAGGGTTCTTTGCCATTTTACGATTGGGGTGGTTTTGGGCTTTTTAATTTTTCGGGAACTCAGAGGGGTGAGTTGCCCCTGATCCGCTCCGCTCTACACCCCCGCCCCAGGGTATAAGCTGCCGGACCTGTCCCCGGATCGCCACACCAGAACCGCCGGAAACGTGCCGGAGTTCGTAAAAGTAAAAGAAAACGAACCGCAAAACCGCATAAACTCTATATATTTATATCTCCGTCCGTGTCTGCCGGATCTTTTCCGCTCATTTCCACCGGTAAACGCTGCGCGATCTCTGCCGCCGTTGGCAGTTCTGCCGCCTGCTTGCCTACGTTTAAATCTATCTTTTGCGCCGCCTGCGTGTAGCCGTGGTTGTTGTTCATGTCCGTAGCAAATACGATCGGCGGGATCTTGCCAGCAAAGGCAAGTTGTTTCTTAAATGCTGCAATACTGGTTTTCAGTCTTTTTATTGTGTCAGAATACGCACCAGGGCGGGCAGTTTCCCAATTATTAAGGGTTTCCCTAGAAATCCCGGCAAAACTACAAAAGCCCTCTACATCAGGCACCAAGCGCACACCCTCCGCCGCTCTATCCTTAATATATAAAATGTACTTTTCCG